CTTGAGTTGGCTTAACCATTTTCTTCTCCTTCATGGGCTCTGTTGATGTTGTGGACGATATCAAACACGACTTGCGCCATGCCTTCGCGGTAGAACGCAGCATCCGCGCCACCACCTGGCACGCACCGCGTTACATTCACATAGCGGTTGTACATATCCGCGAGAACCAGCCGACCGGCCGGGCTTGTGAAGATTGAAGCGTATAGCGCCGGATCCACCGTTTGCTTGATCGGAGCTGAGCCCTCGGCTTGCGCCATAAGATCCCGCCAAGCCTCGCTATCTGCCCCATCGAATAAAGCATCTAGCCCTGTGGTATCATCTGCCATTCTGTTGCGCCTCCTGCGCGTTGACGGCCTCGACCGCAACATTCGGGTCAGCCCCTTGCTCGGCAGCACCTTGCGCCGCAGCGGCCTTTTTGAGCTCTGCCTTTTCAGTTGTGGTTGTGCGCAGATTAAGAGGCACATTCATCAGATCGCCAAGGCGTGGCGTGACTTTCTCCAGGTTGACTTCAAAGGCCATGAGCTGATCGCCGCCAAGCGCTTTGAGCATTTCCATAAAGCGCACGATGTTTTCAACTTCTGACATCGCCTCACCACGCGCCAGCGGTGAAGTCATACGGACCTCAATCAAAAACTGGTCGATCTTGAGGCCCTGCGATTGCAGGATCTGCTTGCTTTCCAAGATATCAACAACGCGCTGAACCGAGGGGATTATGAACTCGGCATAGAGACGACCAAGACCGCCAGCCTGGTCGGCAACCAATTCGCGCGCACGCTGAATAAACTCAGTTGCCGAGCGGATTGGGCCAGCCTCGGCCGGTAGGCTGTTATCCCCGATCACCTTCCTGATATTCATGTGAAGGTTTTCAAGAACCAGCTCGCCAAAGTCGATCCGTTGCGGATTGTCCAGGCGCTGGATGCTTGGACCGCTCGGCCCGCCATTGCTCCGAACCTTAATGATCGAATAGGGCTTGATCGAAACAGGCCCAGTTAGCCCGTTTTCGGTTGCGGTGTAGACACCAGCCACGGCGACGGCCACGGCGCGTAGTGTAAGCTCAACGATCTTGTTCGCCGTGCGTATGTCAGGAATTGCAAACAGCACGGGCCCACGGCCACGGTTTTCGCCTGGCAGCTTGGCATAACGCGGCGTGACAAATGGCGAAGTGCGCGATTTGCGTTCAACCAACCGCGACTTTTCCTCGCCTTTTTTATAGAACAGCTCATATCGGTACGGCTGTTCTTTCTCGTCATAGTCGCGGTAAACAACGGCGCAGAGCTTGACCAGCGGTGGCGTTGGCTTCTCTGCGTCCTCTTTCAGCTTTGGCGTAAGCGTTGCATCTGTCCACTCGGTCATAATCGCATCGGCGCGAACCTCATGCCAAAAGAACCAGCGATCCAAGCGGCCGTTCGGGCCTTCATACGCGTAGAAATGAGACAGCGGCATTGATTGGAATATGACCGGCTCGCCCATAATATCATCGTTTGGCATAATTTTCATGCCGCCTTGCCCGATATGCCAATCGATATAAAGTTCATTGGACGCTGTGGGGAAGCCTGGGCCATTAAAGACCGCCTGAACGATCTTTGTTACAGCTTCCAGCTCTGCCTTTGCGTCCTCTTTTGACTTGCCCACCGCCTGCTTGAAAGCCTCGTCTGGCATTTGCTCGGCAGCTGAGCCTAAACCGATCTCAAACCAGCTGGTGAACTGTGGCGTGAAGTCCGACGAAAGGCGGTTAGCCGCGCGGATCAGCGACACCTGGGGCGTGCTGTCCCAATTATATTTGGTTTTGTCCTGACCTTCTTTCTGCTTAGTAAAGTTCTCTCGATCAGGAAAAACCAGTTCCATAGCTTCCCGGTAAAGATCGTCGGAGCTGTCTTTGTCGCTTTTCGCGGTGGCGATAACTTTCAACGCTTTTTCAACGGTCCACTGTGCCACGGTTTAGGCCCCCAATGTTTTCTTGAGCTGTGTGGACAGGTTTCCGATCAGCATGTCCCGGCCGCGTGTTGAGCCGCCGCCACCGCCGCCCCGCTCGCCACGCTGTTGGGCGCGCGCTGCGTCCTCGTTTGATGTCTGGCGTGAGGTGCGAGCCTCGGCCATTTGCTTTTGCGCCGCACCACCGTCGCCGCCGCCGCCAAAAACTCCGCTCATGGTCGCCTCCATAAATATAAGCTCATATCGCGCCCCGTTGGTGAAAACGCAGTCGCTGGCCCGCAATCTAGCCTAAAACCAAACCATTCGGCAAACCTAATTGCACGCGCATCGTCACAGACCACCCAAGCGCGCAGCTCGTCATAGACCGCGCCACTGTCTCGAAAGATCGTATAGAGCCGAAACAGGGCACGCAGCTCGGCCGCTGATTGGATCCCCGCGCCAGGGTATGAGACAAACCAGCCACGTCGGCCCACGTCGGGCATTATCGCCATGCTGGCAACAAATTCGCCTCGATCGTTCTCCAGGGTCCATGCCCACTTAGCCGAGCTTGCTACCATCTCCGCCAAAAACGGTTGAGCTAATGCTTCGGCTTGTGCCTCCGGCCTTAGCGTCAGCAACATCTCGTGCAATGTCCTGTTTCCCGTGATCCCGTGATGCAGTAACCCCATATCCGTCGTCTCCTTGCGTGCGGCCAGCCCAATCGGCTTTGACGACAGAGCGCGCGGCCTGTTTACGGTTGCCGCCTTCTTGATCCGACGATCCTTGGAGGTGATGCGGTTTCAAGTCCAGATGAAATTCCTGACAGTCGATCCTGTGCCATAAGCCTTCACGAATTGGCAGCTGTCCCGCAACGGTGCGGTCAAACGCGGATCGGCGCATATGGATCCGGCCCTGGCTGTCTGTCCTCACCACGCCTGAGCGCGGCCACACGTTGTCGTCATGCACCATGAAGCTTGGCAGCATCGCCACGTTGCCCTTGCACGCCTTCATCAGTGACGGGATCGATAGATCAAGATCTGGATCGCTCATATTAGGCCCCATGAGGTTAGGATTTCTTTGGCTTCATCAACGGATCTGACCACCGCGTAAAGGCCACCGCATCGAACCAGATCGGATTGAATACCCTTTTGCGCTTCGCTTTGGTTTGTCTTGGCCTTGACCTCCAGGAAGAATATGCGCCCTTGCCATATGATCTCGATATCAGGCCAGCCCGACTTGGTGCCGAGCTTGCGAGCTTTGGCGATCTGGCGCGCAGCCTCGGGCCCGGCCATGTCCAGTTCATTCGGGCTGTGATGGTAGATTGCATCGTCAGGCAGGAACATATCGAGGAACTGTAGAATTGCTTTGTGGATTGGCCCCTCTCGATCCTGGCGCGGTGCCCGCGTGTCTCCGTCGGATTTGTAGAAGGCTTTGAGCTGTTGCGCTGTCATTCGGTTATCCATTGCAAACTTCTAACCTCAATTTACGGTGGGTTTGTCTCCGAATGTTTTCGGATTGGTTCACAAGCTCAAGGTGCAGCGGATTGCAGCAACAGCGATTGCAGCACACATGATCGACCTGGAGCTTGCCAGGGATGAAGCCGTAGAAATGAACGTATGACACCAGGTGCACGGCCACGGTTTGCCCGTCTAAATACATGCGGCCATATCCACCGCCGCGACCGTCTCCAGATGTTGGCCCTTGCCATTCCCAACAGCCGGTTTCCTCGTTGATCTCCACGCGTGACATGATCTTGCCGATCACTATATCCCGCCTGCCCTGGTCCGTTGTCATTTCTTGTACCCCATCAGCCAGCGGCGATAGCTCGCCAGGTTTTTGATTTCAATCGCAGCGGTGCGCGCGTCGCCACCCTCTTGATCCAAGATAGCAACGTGCCGGCCGAAGTGTCTGGCCGTGTCGTTTACGTCTGCAATCTTTGGGCAATCGCGCAGCGCTTGCTTGATCGTGGCGACGGTTGCGCCGTCGGCGCCCTGGCAGGTGGGGCAAGCCTCGGGAAAGACCTTGCCGCACCCCTCGCAAACAAATGTTTGATCAGTCACCTTGCGAGCCCTCGTTTGATTTGATTGGAACATGGGCGCACAAAAGATCAAGCAGGGCATCGTGGCGTGTTGATACGCTGCCCGCGTCCTTCTTTCCCCACGTTTTTATGTCTTGCTTGCGCCACGCCGCCTGCGCGGCTGCGACATCGGTTTCATTGTAAGTCGGCATTAATCGCCCTCCTTGCCATTGATCACGGGCGGATCAAGCGAGCGATGAAGCCGGAAAGCCATCGCCTTCAATGCCGCTGCCGACTTCTCTAGGATTTTGGCCTCGTCCTCCATTGCGAGCGCGTTCCAGGCTGAGTTGATCAGGCTTTCATCGCGCAGCAACGGCCCGCTGCGCTTGTTCCACACGGAAAGCGTTGTCCAGCGCTGGCCTGCCGGGCACTTCGCGTCGCCGCATCGGTGCATGTCGGCCGATGATAGCTCAACCGGATCCGTCCCGCAGAAAGGGCAGTGAAATGCTGCCAGCTTTTGTTGATCACTTTTAGACATAAGACACGCCTTCCAGATTGTGCAGCGGGCCTTCCCACAAAAGCAGAGCATCAGGGCCCCAAACGCGAACCCGCTCAAGATTGCAGTGCAGACCTGGCAGATCATCAGTCACGGTGATCATTTCTACAATTGGGGCGCTTTGGTCATAATAAGGATAATGATTGCCAACCTGAGTGAAGAAGCCTTCTTCGCCATGATCACCTCGAGGCAATCCAATTACCGATTTTGCGTTTCTAGTCTGGTTCATTCTTTTCCCTCCGCTCTGCGCATCCGTCGGATAGCGCGGTGCATGATCCTGGTGCGTTCCAGCTGATCCCATTTAATACTCTGCGATCTGCGCTCAATGCGACCGTCTAACGCGCTAAGCCTTTGATCTTCCTTAACATTCGTAAAGCGCCGCCAAGGTGCGTCAACCTTTAGCCACTGCACGAGCTTCTTCTTCATTGTGCCAATCCCCTTGTTTCATTGGAAACTGCATACACCTATGCCCGCTGCACAGTCAAGGAAACACGTCAAAATCACCATCGGCAAACATGGGACCACCGCCCCCGCTACTACTGCGACCGCCCAGCCGGTCAAACTCGCCAACGCCAAGGAAGCCGTAGCCTGCCCCGTCGCAGATGTGGCTTTCGTCGTTCTTGCTGGGCTTGTCCGCGTAACGATCATCACCCGTGACGGCCACGCGTTTGAAGTGCCAGGCACCCATGAGGCCCTTGTGAAGCATCGGACAGTTGCGCTTGTTCAACAGGAGCCCCGGCTTGCCGTCGATCATGCGTTCACATGGCCCAGCTATCGCCGCGATCCGCATCTTGGGATCTTGGGTAGGTGCCGGGATTAGGTTGATCCCGTGCTGCGTCCGAAGCCACTCGAAACTTGCAGTCTCGAATATCTCGTCCCGCTTTCCGCCAGCTGGATCGCCCCACCCGGTCCCGGCCAAACCTCGGGCGACGTGATCGGGATAGTGCTTGACCAGGGCCTCACCAACCAGCTCGCCAAACCGCTTTATGCCCATGTCAAAGCAAACAACCTCTCGATGTGCGAGCAGTAAACCGCGCGGATGCTTTTGGAATAACAGCGCCGAGGGCTGGAGCGTACCGCCTCCGATGTCTGCCCCGATATAGATCGGCTCGTCAGGTAGGACCGGCAGGTGATCAACGCCGTGAACCTGGCCATTGTATTGCGGGACAACCCGGCGACCATCAGTCACGAACGTGTAGACGCCTTGGAGATAGCTTTGGATCTCCTCAATCGTTTTGCCTGCCAAGGCTCGGCCGTAATAGCTGCGCGAGCCTAACGGGTTTGCCCCGACATCGACGCGGGACAGGGCCACAAGGTTTTCTTGCCAGGGGTTAACGATCCAGAACCGCTCAGCGGCGCGGATCACCTCAATCTGGCACTCGATACGCCGCACCTTGCCCCGGTAATAAACCAGTACCTCGGCCGACGTGAGCTTGATGCCCTGATACTTTGGAAAGTTCTCGTCAATGATCTCGGCACCGCCGCCCCTGGGCATGACCTCCAGGACGCCGGGCGGCTGTTGGTGGAAGTTGTACCCCTCGGGCGTCTCGCGGTGGTGCCAGCCGTAGAGCCAATGATCTGCGTCCGGTGGGTTTGTGTCGCCCCATATCCCCGACCAGGTGGTTGGCCGCTCATTCACACCGAAGCGGCCGACACGCTCGGTCAGTCGAGTGATCACGGAGCGCGGGACTTCGCGCATCTCGTTGATGAAAGCGCCGGTCAGCTCCAGCGACAACAGCTTTTTAACGTCCTTTGGCTTATCCAGGGCGATCAGGTTGACTTCGATCTCAAGATTGGATCCGCGCGGCTCGATGATGTGAGTGGCTGGGGATCTCCAAACAATCGGCCCGAAGGCGTCGGACGGGTAGATCTGTTGATACGTCACGGCCGTAGTGGATCGCAGTTCCGGCATGGTGTTGCGGATCACGGCGAACCGGCTGCGCTTTATGCCGTCCTCACTCGCTTCCTGTTCCTGGCCTATGTCGAGGATCCGTTGAAGGCTTGGCACCGACTTGCCGGATCCGACCGGCCCGATGATGAAGGAAGCGAACGATCTATCGAGCTTGTAATCCCAGGCAATCGGGCTCGTCTCGTATGTCCAGGTCTGCGTTACCATCCAGCCAGCTCCAATATGGTTGCGCCCAGCTCAATTGCACCAGCGGCCAGGGCCAGGGCTAGGACCACCCGGCCAAGGATCAGGTAGCCGATCATGGCGGGCCTTCCTTCAATTTCTGCAAGTCACTTGCTCGCTCTGTGCTGCCCGCTGAGCCTCTACGGTTGTTTTCGGCGGCACTGCCCAACGAAAGACGCTTAGCGGCACACCTGGCCTGATAATCAGCCCTCGCTAGGTCAAGCTCCTGCTCTCTGCGTTGCGCAATCAGTTTGTGAAAATTAAGCATCGTCGGCCTCCTCTGGTTGCCACTTCGGAATTGCTGTCAGCTGCTCGCTCGATGCCGGTGGGATCACTCGGACGTTGAAGCCCTCACCCGTCCCGCCTTCACCTTCATCACGGCCGTAGCCGTGGTTCACCTCCAAAGCAAACTTTGCACCATTGGAAGCATCCCTGACGTACAAGGCTTCTTCCGCGTATTCTGCGATCTGGGTTTTGGCGCGCGCGATGATCGAGATAAAACCGTTATCCCTTGTCCCTTCCCCCTTGCCATAGTGCATGAGGGTAACGCGCGTGGTGTCGAGTGCTAGTGCCAGCCCTGCCATTGTTGGTGGCCTTTGGTATTTTTCCTCCCATTCCACCCATACACCGTCTGCGCCCTTGGTTTTCATTTGGCGCGTTTCCCATCTGCTCAGGAAATACTCATCGATCCGGTGTTTCAGCTCTTGAACGTCTGTGAACGCGAGCTTGCCCCTTTCTGACATCAGCTTTTAACCCCTTCTCTGTTTGCCAAGCGTTCGCGCATTTTCCTTAGAGTTTCATCCCCCCCAAGGATTTTGCCAACTGACTGCCCGCTTACGGCGGGCGGGGCAGGCGGTTGGCTTTCCGTGACCTCTCTCCCCTGGACCCCTCTCTCCGTGGTCTTATCCGTATTAGTGGTAGTGGTCTTGTCCGTTGTCTTTTCCTTTTCCGTTGTCTTTTCCGTCTCCGTTATATCGATACGGCTATCGATAGGGGTATGGGATAGGGGTATCAATAGGGCTAAGCGAAGGCGTTCGAGCGTGCGCGTATCGAGGCCCATTTCATCTGAGCATAGCGCGGCTTCAAGCTTTAATTCTCTGATGATCTCGGCCGCTGTTGTGTCGAAACCGCTCATTGCTTCGAGAATTTTCCCGGCTTCGGCGTGATCTGTTCGGTGTTCGCTTTGCTTTAGTCGCGCCGTTTTTTGCTGCCATTCCTCGCGGCGCTCAAAGATTGCCATGATTAGATCACACGCGGCGAAGTCTCTGACCGGTGAGGCTGGCAGTGATTTGATGATCCTAACCGGCCCTTGCAGATGCTTGCGTGAGCTGATCGAGTTGAACCGGAAAAAATCAAGGATCTGTATCATCTCCTCGTCCTGGTCATAACGGATCAGGCGGACTTCATCCAAGGCAACGAACGCGGCGCGAACGTCCTCACTCGGGACTTTCAGCTCTAGCGCGGCCATCTCTGGAGGCAGAACAAAAGCCCCGGCGCTGTTGCCGTGCGTCGTGGTGTGCAGATACAAATAGGTAAGCCGGGCTAGATCCGAGGACAACAGCCGGAACCGTTTGCTGCGCCAGATTGAACTGGAAATTATACCGAATTGTCTCATGGGATCACTCCCCCACGATTTCCGGCACCGCCTCAAAATTGACCACCAAAGCCGTGATCGCATCGCCTTTCGACTTCCACAGATGATAGCTGGCACCGCTCGCGCGTTTCATTTCAGGCTCGGTCAGCTTGTGCCCCCCGGCCAGGATGATTTTGACCGCAGCGCCGACAACATTCAGGTCAGCGAATAGAACCGGGCCCGCGTTTTGTAGGGTGATTTTCATGGGTTATTCCTACAATGTAAAAATATGCGGTGATCTACCTCAGCCAGTTCGCCGCTAACTATAAACTGGATGTTTGCGGCTGTTGTCGTTATGGCAACGCCTCCCGATTTGGCCCAAATTGCGACAATGTGTTTAGGGTTTATGTAAACTTCTACGCCGTTCATTCCTATAAATGCCATCATTCTCTGGGTGCCTTGTTCTGGAATTGCGCACGCGTCAAGCTAACCGCGCCGCCTTCTTGGATTTCTGGGCCTTCTTCCGATGATCGCTTTGAAGTCACGCGCACCTGGCTCAACACAATGCCGAGATATGCGGCCAGGCGCTCCTCGGTTGTGTGGTCTTTTGTCTGCTCGAACTGCGACAACACCCAGCGCGCAATGCGTGGTTTGCATTTGATGTAAACCGCGAAGCCCTCGGGCAAAACTGCCTTTGGTTTCAGCTGCTCCTCGGCTTGGATCATGGCGTCTGTCAGGCTGATTTTGCGCTCAACCTTGATTTTCTGGGCCAGTTCTAGGATCATTTCGTCTTGATTATCAACCACTTGTGCGTTCCTTGTTAAATTTCTAGTGTATAATTGCAAATTATCTATAGACAAGGCAAGCGGCTTTCCTTATAACAATTGTTGCAGGGCTTGGGGCTCTGAGGAAACAGGGAGTTTCAAATGACATATCTTACAGACAGCCAAATAACTGAAATGGCAGAGGCCGCGCTGGTGTCTTATGAAATTACGGCTTCTTGGAACTCAGCCAATACCGCAGCCGCAGAATATGCCGCAGATGAATTAGGCGTTAAACCCACAAGCGCGCAGATTGCTACGGCCATTAATAAAGCGAAGATTGGCTGGACTGCAATTTCATACGCAACAAAAAAGGCGGTAAAAAATGCAGTTTGATTTGTTCGATCGGGGCAGCGACAGCCAAGCCGGGGAACGGCAAACCGATATTGAAATGTTGATCGAGGAGACAAAAACCATGAACCACTACGAATTGAAACAGGAAGCCCGGCGGGATCGGTTAGAGGCCGCAGCTGATCGGGCAGAGGCAAAGAGCGTTGCTCTTTATGTACGGTCAGACATGAGCGAAGCAGCAACCGGGATCCCGTTCGGGCAGCCCATCCTGGTCGGACACCACAGCGAAGGACGGCACAGGGCAGCGATCAAGCGGGCAGAAAACGCCATCCGGTCCAGTATTAAAGCTGGAAAGTACGCGAAGGAAATGCGGGGCAAAGCCGAGGGCGTAGGATCTGGCGGTATCAGTTCCGACGATCCAGCGGCCGTGCAGAAGCTGCAAGCCCAGATCAACGCGGCGACACACCAGCAAAACACCATGCGGGAGGCCAACAAGGTCATTCGGCGGGCGGTCAAGGCTGGCGTCAAAAACTCGGAGAGTGCCGGGTTTGAGAAGTTCAAAGACGAGATCGGCAAAGTCTACGAGCAGGCCATGCGGGACGATACATGCCACGCCCTGATACAACCTGACTTTTGCGGGCGGGTCGGTTTTGCCAGCTACCAGCTGACCAACAACGGCGCGAACATCAAGCGGATGCAAGGCCGGGTCGATCAGTTGCGGATCCAGAACGCCCAAGCGGAAGCGGCAGGCGGTGAGGACAAGCGGACAGTCTACGAGGGCGTGTGTGATCTGGTTGAAAACTTCGAGGAAAACCGGATCCAGATCGTTTTTGACGGCAAGCCGAGCGCCGAGGTTCGGGCCGAGCTGAAAGGAAACGGGTTCCGGTGGGCTCCGAGCCAAAGCGCTTGGCAGCGGCAGCTGAACAACGCCGGACGGTATGCGGCCAAGTGTTTCCTGAAAAGCCAAAACGTCGAAACCTGATCCATCGGTGAGGGGCGACCAGATCGCCCCCATCCCATGCACCAGGACAAAGGAGATTGTGATGCAGTTTGAAAAAATCTTTGAGGGCAAGGCGGATTGCGCCGAAACCTTTACGCTTATCAACCGGGGATATACGCCCGACGTTTTCAAAGCGGGCCAGTGGTTTGAAATTGACCAAAGCGAATACTGGTATTTCTTGGAGGTCTTGCCACCTATGGACTTCTACGGCCAGGCTTTCAGCATGTGCGAGTTTTCGACTGACGACCTGACAAATATGTTTGTTTCTGTGGGCAGTGGGGACAACGAAAAATACTATTTGGTCACCATCCAGCGGAAAAATGCGGCCGACTTCAAAAGCGCCTTGAGCGGTTTTTTGAATGTGCTTTCTGAGGAGGTGGCATAATGCAGTGTATCAAAACCGGCGCGCATATTTTTCTTCACCAGTATAACGTCTTTGCAATCTGTGACGCCTTCGAGATGAACGGTGTTCACCTCTTTCGGATTGCTGAGACAAGCCCCGAGCCCTTTAGCCCGGCCCTTCACTTTGATGTTTGGGAGGTGGTGCAGTGGTTTGAGAAAAACCGCAGCGACGGCGGCAGCTCGACCTTAATTGCGAGCAGTGTTCTCAATCACGGCTACGTGGGAAAGCATGTGAAAGCATGAGCCAGCCCCCAAAAATCCTTGACGAGCTGGCGGCAGCGTTGACGCCATACACCGCGACATCATTCCGCAACGCGCGCGGCAAGCAAGTCGTGCGGATGCAGTTCGAGAGTACCAAGGATCTTGAAACCTTTTTCACCCATGAGCTGATCGGTGCAGACTTTATGAAACTAAGCAGCTCCAAGGCAATCGGCTCCGTATTGCTTATCTGGGACCGTTAACAACCAACCCAAAAGGACCACACCCCATGAAATATACTTTAGAAATGCTGACCGGCATGTGCGACCGCCTTGCAGACCAAATGATGGAGAAAGGTTTGATTACGCCTGCCGCATCACTTGAAGTCAGAAGCGGCCGACCAGGTGCCCGCCTCTGCATGAATTGGGCTTTGCCAGGGGAAAACTGGCCAAGTGAGTATGAATTTTTGAGCGGCGAAACGATTGCTCTGGCGATGGCAAAGGGCCTGGAATGGATCGCCCAAAAGCCAACAGGTCAGGAAAAGGCGCTTAAAGACGCGCTAGATCTGACCGCAAAAGCCCTGGAGGCCAGCCGCAAAGCAGGGCTCGACACCGGGGAAGGTGCTGCGTTCGTGGCTCAGCTGGAGGCAATGATGAAGCGCCTCAGCTCCAACGCGATCATTTCGCAATGACGAGCGGGACAGCGACATACAGCAGTGACGAGCTGGACGTTGCTTTCAGCGCCACCGGTATCGTCACAGATTACGGCGTGCCACATTCCCCGACCTGGACCGATTGGGAGGACATCAAGATCGAGGAGCTGACGATCCTGGGTCACAAGGTTGATCCAAAGATCCTGAGCGCCGAGCTGGTCGAAGCGATCCGCGAGCTGGCCGACGATTTAGAATTTGAAGCCGAGGAGCCCGATTGCCCCGACGACATGGACGATGGCCCCTACAAATACGGAGACGATTGAGATGGACAACACGCGAACAACTGAACAAACAAAGATCACGCCCGACGTTGCCTTGACCGCCATTGTTCAATGCAATTACGGCGCGACCCCTGCAACAATTTTGGTCCCAGGCTTGGCACCATTGTTCGGGCTCATGCCGTTAGCAATGGAAGCCGTGGCAAGCCAGCACCCTCACCTTGCAGGCAAGCCAATTGTGGGCCTGCGCTACGAAATTGAGGCGAGGGCGAGGCGGTGAAGCGCTGCGCGTGGCATGAGTGCGGCCGGGCTTTCGAGCCCGCCGACCCCCGCGAGAGGTTTTGTTGCCCCAAGTGCCAAAAAACACGGGGTGCATGGAAAGCCCGGCGCGGCGGGCCATTGGTTGACGCGCTGTTGAATGGCGACTTTGCCGCGCTGATGGAAGCCAAGAGAAAAATCAAAGAGGAGATCGACAATGCAACCAGAACTGATTGAAGGCATGGACTTCGCCACGTACCTGGGCGACCCCATGCCAGAGCCCAGCTTGACCAGCTCGCTTGTCAAATCCCTGCTAAGCACTGCGCCGCGCAAGGTCTGGCAAAGCACGCCGCGGCTAAACGTCAACGCTGAGAGTGAGGAGAAATCTATCTTCGACCTGGGCTCGGCCGCACACCGGCTGTTTACAGGAACCGGCGCCCCAATTGCGGAGATCGATGCCGATGATTTTCGCTCAAAGGTTGCCAAGGAGGCCAAGGCCGAAGCTTATGCCCAGGGCAAAACGCCAATCTTGAAGAAGAACATGCCCCGCGTGCGAGACATGGCAGCGGCTGCACTGGAACAGGTGCGCGACAATCCAGAAATAGGGCACCTGTTTTCGCCCGAGAACCTTCCGAAATTGATGCGCGAGGCGACGATGCTTTGGAAGGAAGGCGGCGTTATGTGCCGGAGCCGCCCAGATTTTTATTCGCCTGAGTTTAATGTGATCATTCACTACAAAACCACCGGCATTGATCTTTCGCCCTCCATGCTTTCCAAGTTCGCGGCCAATTCGGGCTATGACATGACGGCCGCGCACTATCACCAGGGCGGCAAGATCCTGACTGGCAAAGCGCCGGCTCAATATTTCGTGGTTCAAGAAACGAGCGAGCCTTACCTTTTGTTGACGGCCGAGGTCGACAACACGTTTCTTGAGACAGCGATGATGCGCCGCGAGCGTGCGCTGATGATCTGGGGCAGGTGCCTCACCATGAACAATTGGCCCGGCATGATTACCAAGACGATCAAGCTGGAGTGCCCCGAATGGCACGAGCGCAACATGATTGCCGAGAAAGACGCCGAAGAAACGGCCAAGGCAGCGGGCAAGGATCTGCTTGAGCTGGCCCGCCTATGGCAAGCCCCCGAAGGCTGGCAACCCCCAGCGGTGCAAGGCGAGCGCCGCGATGAAGTGGACCTGATCGAATGAGCTTCACCTTTATAACGGCCGAGCGCCGCAACACTCACTTGCTGGTAGCCCTTGCAGGGGCTTCCGGCAGCGGCAAGACCTACAGCGCCATGAGCCTGGCACAAGGGATCTGTGGGGATGAACCTTTTGCCGTGGTTGACACTGAGGCAGGCCGAGCCCTGCACTATGCCGATCAGTTCAATTTCAAACACGCCGACTTTGCGCCACCTTTCACGCCTGAAAGATATTTGGAGGTGGTTAAGGCGGCAGAGAAAGCCGGGTTTGGCGCGATTATCATCGACAATATGTCCCATGAGTTTGACGGCCAAGGCGGGATCATGGAGATGGCCGACAACTCTAGCGTAAAAGGGCCAGGCGCTTGGAAGGATCCGAAGATGCGCCACAAAAAAATGATGAACGCATTTTTGCAGGTCCGCACGCATTTGATTTTCTGTCTCCGAGCTGAGGAAAAGATTGACCTTACGGCCAGGGATGATCGTGGCAAGGTGATCGTCAAAAATGCTGGTTGGTTTCCGATCCAAGAAAAGCGCTTCATGTATGAAATGACCGCCAGTTTCACACTCAACCCAAGCACGCCCGGCGTGGTCGATCTGACGTTACCGCACAAGGTGCAGGATCAACACCGCATGAGCTTCCTGCCTGGTGCCCACATTACGGCCGACGCAGGCTCTAAGCTTGCCGCCTGGGCCCGTGGCGATACGATCACCATGCCTGATAAGCAACTGTGGGACAAAGCGCGCAGGATCGCCCACGAGGGGATCGCTCAAATCACGACCTATTTCCAGAAAGTCGCAACCGAGGAGGATCGCACAAAGCTCCAGCCAATCAAGCGCGAGCTGTGGGAAACCGCCAAGAAGGCCGACGAAAATCGGAGCGAGCTGGCATAATTCAAAACAAGGCGAGGGCAAGTGACTTGCCCCCGCTGTATTGATCACTGAGAGGAATTGCTATGTCTCGGGCATCCGTAGAGCCAAAGCCAACTATGCCCATTAAGCCGGGCTCCTGTGACTTCTGTGGCAATGCCACGAAACAGGGTCGCACGTACTGCGGAACAGATTGCCGCGTGTCATATAACAATCTGTTAGCCCGGCAGGGTAAGAGCCTCATGCAGATGCTCAAGATCTGGCGAAAGCATCGAGGATCCAAGGGAACGCCAGGTGAGGGCATGATTGGCGAGATAGCTTCGCGCGTCGATGCTATCCTGGGCGAAGATCGAGACAGGAAAAAACAGATGCGCAGCTCACGCCCCTGAGCAAACCCTTATCTCGTTTCGCACAACGCCATAGTCAGCGATCATCTCAGCCAGTGTGGACGGCGCAGGCAGCGCTGCCAGCTCGTCGGCAGCGGTAGCCTGCCGCTCAGCGGAGTAGACGAACAGCGTCGGGCAGACGTCAGAAACCTGCGTCACGCAAACGCTCAACAACGTCAGACTTGGCAGTGCTAGTGCCAGCCGCAGCCTTGCCCATATCTTTTTGCAGTTCATTTGTAGCCTCCGCGCCGTCAAGGCGTTGCTTCAGTTTAGCGTTGCGCGCCACTAGGAACGCAAACAATTTGAGGAGGGCAGCGCCTATCGCTGCCATCCCCACCCAGCGCCCGATGCGGGAACTGGCCAGCCAGCTGATCATCCGCGATCCCCGACTGGCGAAGTTGTGATCTGACGCATGACGAGCATGAGCAGAGCCAAGCCTATTGCGAAATACGGCCAGTAGTCTGCTGGGATTATCGAGCGCCATTCCGATAGCTCAAGGATCGGGATGATCGTAGACACGGCGGCAATGAGCTGCGTGCGTCGGCCCTTAAATCGTTGCAATAGTTTTTTCATTCCAGCGTCCTTTTCATGTTAGCGACTAGCGCCTCCCAGTAGCTCGTTGGAGGATCGCCAGCGCTATCTGCTACGCGTGGTTCCTCTGGCGTGAAACCCGGCGTAGCGTCTTGCTTGGGGAACGCTGCGCCCCATCTGGCCGCGCTGCCGCGATCATCCACATGCACAAAGTTTTGCCGGGGATAGGTGCCGATAGCGGTGAAGCCAACGGCTAGAGCGGCTGCGATGTAGACCGCCGGGTCGTGGTTGTCCATCCGCGCGTCGTACGCAAGTCCCTCGATGTGCTTGCTATTGGGGGCACCGCCCACCGCTGCGTTATGCTCGGGGCTGCGGTACGCACTGTTGATAATGATAGGCTTGCCCAGCATGTCGCGCAGGGCTTGCAGCTTGTTCATCGCCGCTGGAACAACGACAAGCCGCCCCGTGCCTCGGCAGGCCATTTCTTGCGGGCTGAACGAGGGCCAGCGCCACTGGTCCATAGGGAAGTCGCGCCAGCTTGCATAGATCTTGTTCATAACTCTGGTCTCCTACTTCATTAAGTGGTTGCGCAGCGCAATCACCTCTGCGTGCACCATATCGATTGCCTTACGGTCCTCGACGCGGCGCTCGTCACGGTGCTTTATGTCCTGCTCTAAAAGCTCGATCTTCTTCTGAATTGTGAAGGAGCGGCGCACCACCGATATTAGGACAGACACAATACCGGCAGCGGCGGCGGCACTCAGCGCGCCCTGAAACTGCTCAACTCGCTCCATCATGCTCATGCCGAAAACTCCCGAACGTCAGCCGGGGTCGCGTCAATCGTTGCCTGCGCAGCGCTCCGCTCCGCGTCGTCCGCTACAATGACCGGGTTTGCCACTTGCTCCACCGTTGCTGTTGTGCCGTCGTCCGCGTAGGTCACGCCCTCCACGGTGGCGGGTAAGGCGGGGATTGCGTCGATAACCCACACTGACATGACCTCGGCACCCTCGTCGTCAAAGGTGCCCGTTGGCTCTTCAACCCGCCGCTCAGGCTTCCCGACCGACAGCCGATAATCTGACAGGCGTGACACGGCCTTGCGGTAGCGCTCTAGCGCGAGGTTAAAGATGTTGTTGGTTTCGTTGATCTGGTTGTCGTTTATCCAGCTCCGCGCCCACACCCCGTATCGATCAGGGTCCAAAACCTGTAGCGCAGCCCGCACATGTCCGGCCTTCTCTAAGTTGTAGATCGCCAAGCCCCGTCTGTTCGCCTGAGCAAGAGACAGGTGCACGTCACCTTTTTTAATGAAAACAGCCATCACGCCACCTCACAATCTATGTCGACAAACACGGCGGCAGGAGCCGTATTAAACACCACCGAGTAAATAGTAACATCAAGCGTCACGGTGTAATCATCGCCCGATCCCTCGCGCTGCCTTACCCCATCGGAATAGACAAACTTGGGCTTCCATCCGTTGGGCAGGGTGAAGGTTGTTTCTGAGCTGTCGCCTGTGAACGGGAAGGTTTCAATGCGGTATGCAGCGCGCCCTTTGCTCAGCTCTGATCGCAGATTAGCTGCCGGTTTTCCTATAGCGACGGTCATTGTTTAATCTCCATTCCGTCAACTACCGAGATAAAGGTACTGACTGCTGTTGCGTCCCTTGAGATTGGCGTAATACCTGAGATAGTAGCCATGCCGCTTGCACCACCAACGTAGAGCAGCTCGGACACTGGATCATGCGCCAGCGCGGTGACAGCATCGGCAGACAAGACAGCCAAGGCATTGTCTCGAAACAGGTCTTTTTCATCGTTGTACATCTTGGCGATCTGGGCGGCGGTCGGTGCGGTTGCGGAGATGCGAAGTCCAGACAGCGTTCCATTCCATCCGTTTGCATCACTAGAATGTGTTACTGTATTGCTGGCTATACCTATTCTGGTTGTTGCACCTGATTGTGTTATATTTGCCCCACCACTGGCTGAGTGAAGCAGAGTCCCATTCACATAAAAATAAACAACACCAGAACGCCTAACCACCGTGTACATTTTCCACACATCATAAGGTAAACCGTGATCTGGCGTCGTGATAAAAGATGCGCCTATTTTTAATCTAAGCACTCCCGCTGGATTGTCCTGATAAAATATTAACTCTGTTCCAGCGTTTGAGCCGTCGCCTCTGCTAAAAATTTTGTCATAAGTCCAGCCACCGTTCCCCCAAACTATCAGAGAAAAATCACCAGTCCCAAAATCCAGATCAGCATTATAAGGCTGTTCAAGATAATTATCTACGGTTGTCGGTCCATAGCCTACAAGCTCCGCACCAGTAGCGACAGCCGCTCGTGCGATTGTGCCGTTGACGATCAAGCCTTTGGCGTTCACGGATCGATCTTCATCAGCTAATTTAACTGATACGTTGTCAATGGTGTTTACGACACCACTTCCTCCAGCATTATCAGACAACGAAATAAACGTTGTGGTAGTGGCAGCTACAAAATTGACCGTTTGCGCGCCAGTTGTTACGCTTAAAGCATAGGCACTACTAGAAACAGATGTTCCTGCTCTGAATTGGCCTGCCCCGGCCCTCGTAATATAGTTAAAAGCTAAAGTGTAGCTTTTTCCGACAACTGTGGCGACTGATTGATAAGCCCAACCTGCGCCATTGTTTGTTACTTCAAGTTGACCACCAACAGAAGCGAGTGAAACGTTTGCATTTTGCGCTTCCCAGCCTGTTGTATCACTATCAAACGTGCCATTCGTCACCAACTCACCAGAGCCAACCAGCGACACCGTAGACACCGAGGACAGGAACGCACCCTTGATGTCACCAACCATCCAGCCTGTGTTAAAAGTAGAAGTAATTTGCGCGTTCATCCAATTGGCAGGATTGCTTGGGTTTGGGGCAAACCTAAACAGCCCATGCGCTAAAGTTCGAAAACTTACACCGTCATTACCAACTCGGACGTTGTTCGGCGTTTCGGGAATACCGCCTATATAATGACCATCATTTGTGCTGCCATCACCTGAAAAATTATATTGCTCGTCATAATCTGTTCGGTCAGCAGTGAAGCGTTCGTTATAGATTGTGGTAATATACGCGCGTCCGTTTGCAAAACGAGTTCCGACAATTGCACCATCGTCCCTGAACGCAACAGCCCACCACGCATGACCACTTGGTGTGCCATCATAAACGGTCCCATCGTTATTGATAACGCTCAGCCCGCCATCAGTCCCCACCGCAATCGTAGGGATTTGCAAGCCGGTTGCGGGATCGATTGGAGCATCGGGGTAAACGTGCATTGCTACGTCGATGACTGCGTTGTTTACAATTGCGGGTGTGGTCGCTGTGGTGTAATCCAGCGCAACCGTAGTGTCGCCATCAGCAAGGTTAAACACCGCAAGTCCCGTTGTGGTCCCGACAGACAAGACGCCCTCAACAGCATCAACTGACGTGATCGTGTAGCCTGTGAAATCCAGCGTTGTGTGCAGGGGTAAGGTAGTATCCGTCGCGTCGTATATCTTGACGCTTGTGGCTTCTGCTGTGATTACCATAATTTTAGGGAAGTCAGTCGCCCAAGCGCCACCATCCGTATCCAATGCAGTGATATAAACAAAACCAGCGGTCGCTGTGATGCCTTTGCTTTCCGCGATTGCCGCAAGGTCAAGGCCTGTGAGTGCGGCGGCACTGCTTGCCGCCGCTGTGGCGCTGTTGCCCGCGTTGGTCTCGCTGGTCCCAGCTGCCGTGGCACTGCTTGCTGCTGCTGTCTCGCTGTTGCCCGCGTTGGTCTCGCTGGTCCCAGCTGCCGTGGCACTGCTTGCCGCCGCCGTGGCACTGTTGCCCGCGTTGGTCTC